ATTTATCAATTTTTTCTATTATTTCCAGAGTAATTAGGTTTTCAGCCTCTTCTGTTGGTACATCCATTATTCCCCTTGTCTCTATGCCAAAATCTCTATCCAGCCCCTGTTCTCCTGATATAGTGGACAACAAATTGGAAACACATTCATTTATATCGTTTAGCTCTTCTTCACTAAAACTTTCCGAGTCAAGTTCATTTATAAAATCCATACTGCCTCCTATCTATACTCTTGTAAGTTCAACTCAACCTTTGCCTGGACTAATTCTCCCTTTGATAGAATTACATCCCAAGTCTCACTTACCTCGGTTATTATCCACTTACTTTTGCTTACAGGCTTACCACCTATTACAAAAGTAAAATGTTCCCCTTTTTCAACAGCCTTTACAATGCGTTCCAAGGTTTTCCTAGGCTTTATCCCCAGTGTTGAAGACAGTAAGATGGATAAGGACACCTCTTGAAGACCTGCGCCTAAAAATTCAGATTTGGGCTTTCCCTTTATAACTTCCTGCTTTGTCCATCTTCCGCTTGCCTTCCTTGACATATCATTGAATGTAAAGACTTTTTTAGAGCTTACTTCAAATGTGATTAATTTCCCAAGGTTTCCTATTTTTGCCATTCGTTACCTCCTATGCCTTGTCTTCAAGTGCTTTAATCCGTTTATCATAGTCGGATAGTTTTTTCAGAACCTCCGAAAGTGTTATATTACCTTTTGCACACTTGAGGATAATCTCTTTAGATTCAAAAGTTATTCCCTCACACTTTAGTAAGTACTCACCTTCTGTACATTCTACATAAGCCTTGTCGTCAAATTCCTTTATGTATTTTTCTCCACCGGAGTAATCATCATCAAAGTAAGTACCTAAGCAAAATCCTTTACTACTGCCATTTGCTAAATGCAATGTAACTACTGTATCGCCCACTTCAGGCATTGAATGTTCTTTATTCATCGACATCATTGGAAGCGGGAGCGATGAGCTTTCTGAATCTTCGTAATATACTTTTACCTTCCCATTCTCAGGGTATACATTGGTTACTGTTCCTATTCTTATCATCTCTTAACCTCCATGCAAAAAGGCAGCCATCTACATGACTGCCTTAGCCTTATATTTTGTATCCTGCAACTTCTCATAATATCATTATAACAGATAGCACCGTGCACCGGTGTACACACTTTCAAAAAGGTTTCTGGACCTTGTGTAGACTTAGCTCCATTTCATAACCACCATTCCCTAAGTTATGTCTAACTTCGTCAATAAAATACTTGCCATCAAGTCCCTTTAATCCCTTTATCTTTATACACTGTGTTGCGACAAGCTTCTTACCGCCCATTATTGTGATATTCATAGTTTCTGCTTGCCTGTTTGCTGTGTTGAGTGCTGCCTTAGCTTGAAGTTCAGCATCATACTTACCAGAGGTTTGATTGTTTATATATAACAGCCTGCCTTTTTTTCCAATCATAACCTTGGTTACTTCTTTCTTTTTGCTGCCGGTTTTGCTTTTCTTTGTACCTTTTACATTCTTAACCGGGTCAGCATAACTAAACTTCACTCCTGTATAAGTCCCATCAATGGTAGTATTCGCATTCCATGAGAGCATATCTTTTTCGGATATTGTAATTACTGCTTTTTTCTTTTCATACCTGACTATGTCAAATATTACAATCTTTTGCTTGTAAACCTTCATAGCAAGCCCGTACTTTGAGCAAAGCTCATATAAGAATGTACTGTCCTCCTGATTATTTTGCTCTATCTCGTCTATATTCACTGTGTCTGCATCATATACAAGGCTTACACCGGCACTCTTAGATATGGACAAAGCTATATTTTTAATATTTGTTTTCTGCCAGACTTTGGTCTTTTGCAAAGTTTTAAAATCATTTGATACCGGTATGTTAACCCCATTCATATTACAGGTCAGCGGTCTGCCCGAAAATGAAATATCATCAATAGTAAAGCTCCCACAATCAAAGGTTCTCTTTTTAGCTTTTTCTTCAAAATTATTCAATACAAGCTTAGCAATAAACCTGCTGCCTTTTTTCGGTCTTTTTTTGCCTAACCATTCTTTTTTTATATCGCATAATGTAAGTGACATGCTGTCTGACTTTCCGTCTGCTACATCTGTATAGCTGAAATCAGTTATATAATTTACTATATCATCGGTACTTTCTGTTTTGCCTGCAGGCTTAACTTTCTTTTTCCCGGTACTTTTAACAGCTTGTGAAGAACTCTCTATAGGTATAACAAGCTTCATTCCGGGAGTTATCCAATATCCTTTGTAATGAACACTATATCCCTTCATCTTCCTTAACTGCTCTATAGCGGTCTTGTTGGCATCATAGATAGCTTTGAACTTATTCCCTGTGCCTAAATACTTCTTGGCCAGATTCCATAGATTATCCCCATATACAACCGTATGTATTACCTGCCCATTGCTTTTTGTTATTGTAGTAGTTTTATTTTTGCTTCCAGTAGATTTCTTGCTCTCTTTACCCTCTTTCGCAAATATCAGGCGAACATTTCTTGATAATGCCATCAATCCCTCCAATCCGGAATATCCTCGTCTTCCTCGTCTGCTTCTTCAGGTAAGTCATAAATTTTAACAACTACACCTGATGGAAATATAAAATAATTTAACAAATCTCCATTGTTTTTCATTAAGAAAGAGAGGTGCATTTCATCTCCATATACCTCTTTAGCTATAATGTCCCATGTATCTCCGGACTTAGTCATGTATTCTCTCATGGTTAAAATGCAACCCTCCTTCTCAGCTTATTGTAATTATCAGCCAATTTATTAAACTCACTCTGTGATATACTAAGAGCCTCAGTAAGGTCTTTCTTGCTTGGTGCATCACCATAGAACTGTAGTGTAGGCTTGTACTCTATCCTTGTAGTGTCGCTTGCCCCACTTAAATCTATACCATCAACCCTATGATTCATTCCAAGATATGCACCTGCCTGTTCCCATAAAGATATTGCACGTTTACTTCTGTCAAGCGGTATAGCCGCCTCAGGTCCTTTCTCAGCAAAAGTTGTAAGGATTGGTCTATTCCATATGCCGCCTTCTGCGTTCTGATATACTTTTATGCTGGAACCACCCGGCATATTAAGCGTTGGCTTTTCGCTCCATGTTGGCATTTCAGGAGTAAGCCTCATTGCTACATTGGCATCAATCTTAAAATTATGCGTACTATACCAGTTTCTTAAGTATGTTTCAGTAAATGCTGAAAACCCTTGGTTGGCTCTTTTTAATGCCTCTTCACCCGATGTCTTATACTTCTGTTCAGCATCGTCAAAAAACCTTTTAGGCACAAGGTTATAGTCTTTAGGCAACTTACTTTCAACATTTTTAAGTATCTCTTTATAGGTATTAGCATGCGTACTATTCGCTATACGTTTTCCTATTTCCATTTCAAACGAATTATAGCTTATAGGGAATTGCCCGTTTTCTATAGTACCCGCACTTGATATTCTATCCATCATTTCAGTTATAGCCGTAGGGATTTCCTTGCCAAGTTCCTTATATTTGCCCTTGATTTCCTCAAGCTTATCCGTGGTGCCCTTCATATTATCAACAAGCTCGCTAATACCTGGCAGACTAGCACTATACTTAGCAGAGACTTCTCCCCACATATTTTCAAGTACTGATTCAGGCGTTAATGTCCAACTATCTGGATTTGCCCTGCTTTCTATTGCAGAATTATAGGCATTGTCAAGCCCTGCTTTTTTCGCTTTTTCAATAGCTTCTATCTGAAACTTTGCAATCTTTTCATATATTTCAGTTACATTTTTAAGGTAAGCCTCATCCTCTTTTTGTATGCCCTTTTCATAGAGTGCTTTAGACATCCCGCCCTTATCAAAGGCAGCCTTAATCCCTGCTCTATTCTTACTATACGCTTCAAGATATTTATTTTCAGCATCTTCTGCCTGTGTGGCAAGTTCAGCCTGTAAGTTCTTAAATGTCTCAGAGTCAAGCTTGGTTCCATCAAACTTCTTGCCTAATTTAATCAGCCCTGCATCAAAGTTACTTGTAGCAAGTTCAGCTTGTAATCTCGCGAATTTCTGTTCAAGCCTTGCAATTTTCTTTATTTCTTTTTCATCAAGAATATTATCTGAAAAGGCTTTATTTACAGTATCAGATAATTCTTTCCCCAGCTTTTCCATCTCAAGATAAGTGCTGTTATAAAAATTATCCACTTTTCTGGTAACGCTGCTGTTTTCGCCCTGCGTGAGTTTAAGGCTTAATGATAATGAATACCTTTCTTGAAGCACATAATCCTGCGCCTTCTTAACATAGTCAGCTATAGCGTTCTTATAGTCTTCTCCTTCTTCCTCGCTGAACTTAACTCCAACCTTAGCAAGCCAATTTCTCCGATCTAAATCCTCTAATGAATTGCGCAAGCCTCTCGCCATATCTTCGGCTTTTTTAAATGCTTCTGCTCCCTTTGTAAGTTTTTCAAAATGCTTCTTACCTACAATATTTTTTGCAGCCTTTTCTATATCTTCCATAGATAGTGCTATTTTACCAAAAGACTTCGCTATTGCCTCATTGGTTTGCCTTCTCTCAAATGCTCTGACTCTTTCTAAAAGTGTAACAATACCTCCTATGGAAGTAGCTATTCCTGTTATCGCAAGTGCCGCAGGGCTTAGCGAGCCTAAACTCATAAGAGCATTTATAAAATGTACTGAGCTTGAAGCCACTTTGTAAGAGAGCATAGCAGCTCCAATGCCTTCAAATACAGATAGCACATAATCACCATTATTTACTACCCATTTGCCTGTATCAAGGAACTTTTCGCCAAGTCCAATACCAAGCCTCGCAATAAGTGGTCCTTTTTCTCCCAGACTCTCAATCTGCCTCTTAAATGTAGGCAGTTTATAATTAATCTTATCAAGCCATTCATAAAGTCCATTATCAGTAAAATCGTTTATTGCAAGCCTTAGTTTTGTGATTACTCCAAGGGCTGGTGTCCTCGTAAGGTTATCATATATTGCGATGCCCATTTCATCAAATGCATTTTTGGTAAGCCCAATCTGGCTTTCAAAAGTTTCATACCTCTTATTAGCCTCTGTTGTAAGGGCTGTATTTTCCTCCCATGCTTTGTTCGCGGTTTGTATCGCTTTCTCCATATTACCGCTTGAATTGGCAAGCCTTGTTATTGTATCGAATAATCTTGAATCAGACAGCTTCATTTCGGTAAGCAGTGCAGTTGCTGATTTGCCGTTTCTTTTAGTGTCATTAAGCCCTGATATGAATTTAGATGTCGCCAATAATGCATCACTTTTAAAAGCATCTCTAAACTCATCTGTACTCATGCCTGATATACTGGCATATCCTTCAAGATATTTATCTTTTAGTTCAACAGAAGCCTGCATCTTCCTAAATAACTTAGTCATTGCAGTACCGCCTTTTTCAGCCTGTATGCCTACAGAACTAAGGGCGGTTCCAAGTGCCATTATCTGTGGCTCGGAAAGCCCTATTTGTTTTCCTGCAGAAGAAACATTCATCCCCATTTCGACTATTTCTTGTTCAGATGTTGCAAACTTGTTCCCTAAATCCACGATTACAGAACCAAGCCTTTCATAGTTGCTTATACCTTTTTTGTCATAATCTGACATGCCTGTTATATTGGCAAACCTCGCAAAGGAATTAGCTGCTTCCTCTGCGGTCAGGTTGGTAGACACGTCAAGATTAGCCATAGTTTTAGTGAAATCAGGAAGGGCACTCTTTTTTATGCCAAGCTGTCCTGCTATTTCCATAATTCCTGACAGCTCAGCCCCGCTTGAAGGGAGAATGCGGGTAATGGATAATATTTCCCTTTTAAGCCCCTGATACTCTTTCTTCGTGCCGTCTACTGTCTTTTTTACCCCGACAAATGCGCTCTCAAACTTAGAACCTGCCATAGTGCTTGCGATACCTACAGCTTGTATTGCACCTGCTGTCGCTATCGCGCTCCGTTCAGCAAATCTAAAAGCTTTACCGCTTAAGCCCGCTATCTTATTAAATCCTTTGTCCAGTGTGTTAAAGTCATAGTCAAGCCTTCTTACCTGCTTTCTGAACGCTTTTAATTTATCCCCGGAGGCCTGCATCGCCCTGTCAAGCGATTTGTCAACTTTACCGCCTATTGCTATGTCAAATCTTTGTTCTTTTCCTTTCGCTGACAACTTCTGCCACCTCCTCCATCAAATCAAATAATTCAAAAAGAGACAGGGAATAGAAATAATCTATCCCTGTCTTGAGTGTCATAGCTAACTGTATAACTACTTTCTTTAATTTGGATAAGTCACTAGGGCTTATCCCAACTAAAATAAAAAACCCGTTACAATCCCCTTAAGTGTCATGCTGTCCGTGATAGGAAGTCCTAAGAAAAACTCAACAGGAAGATTTGCAGCCGTAGCCGCAAGATGGCAGGCATAGATAAGCGTCATCTCGATTAAAGGATTAGAATCACCTCTTAAATATGCTCCTCTTACCCTTCTTTCTACAGATACCATGTCTGTAAGAGTTAGCTCATTTAACCTTGAAAGGTCCACACTTTCATAACTTTTACCTTCAAATATATAAGGCTTTGAAAGCCTTAGTAATATGCTGCCGTTTTCTTCCGGAGTAATTTCTTTTGTTTCAATTACTTTTTCTTTATTTTCCATTAGCTAAATTTCCTCACTTTCTCAAGCATGTCTTTGCCATTAACAATGAATATATCATTCAACTTATCAAGCTGGACAAGTATCTTTCCATTAAGCTCTACCATAAAACTAAGAATCTCAAGCTTAAGCGTTCCCTCCATTGCCTTTCCTGCTTCAAGCTTTCCTGCTGAAAAGCTCTTGAATCTTCCAGTTTCAACTATTCTCATACCTTTGTAGTCAATAGCTCCCGTTTCCTTGTCAGTGTACTGGGCAGAAGCCCTAAATGTAAGGTCAACACCCTGCGTTGGATCCATAAGGGAGAATATATCCTCTTCAAGCATTCTAAAGGGCACTTCCTGTTCTATAGAGCCATAATGTCCTATAATACCTGTTTCATAACTTCCAAGCACGCCTGCTCCTGTTATTGATTCAGTAATTTCATCAAGATTTGGCAATGTTACCGAACCGGTAACACCGATAAGCTTATTTCCCTTGTTATACGCATTCCAATTGTTTATAACCTCTGGTATTAAATTTGAATTTGCCATTATTTTTTACCTCCTATTGCGGCGAGAAGCATATTTACATCATATTCCAGTACATTCTCGATATATTCTGCTGGTGTATATGGAGCGAGGTAATGCCTGAAAGTTATCTTGCCGTCAAGCAGTTTTTCACTTGAATTATCTCCCTCTTTATACTCTACCCTTATGCCGGCGCATTTTTCCTGGGCAACAAGTGAATTCCCTTTGATATTGGCTGTATCAACGATATACTCAATCAGTTTTATATTCATAAGGCTGTCAACTTTATCAAAGTAATCAACGACAAAAGTGTTGCTCCACCAAGAGAAAAACCTTCTTGTTCCTATCCAGCGTTCTTTAGGGTCTTTAGTATCAGGATAAGCCGCCGTGTTGTTGCCCCAGAACCTGAATCCTTTAAAGTTAAGGGCTGTAACTACACCTATAGCATTAAGTGAGTTAGCTTCTGTCATATCAAAATACACTTCTGTTCCATCCGAAAGAACTAAGGCTTCAATCTCAGCAGGCTTATTAGACGGTGTGGCATTAGGAACAAATCCATTCTCACTATCAATTTTACAAGCCATTGCTGCATAATATGCAGATGCATACATCTTTTTGCCTCTTACCTTAACCATTGGATACAGGCATATTGTACGGCTTCCGCTGAACCCGCTGTCATTCTTTACCTTCTTAACATCAGCAGTTTTTACAGCCTTCTTTGTATCAATGTCTACAACACATTCACAGCTGAACGCACCGCTGATGTTTTTACACTTTTCATTAAGCGCAACCCCTACTTCCGGAATCTGTGAGTAACCCGGTGCAAGCAGCAGCCCCGGAATAATTCCAAATCTCGTGAATACCTCTTTTATAAGTTCAAATCCGGTATCTTTACCTGTAGCCACATTATGACTACCTATTACATCTTTGGCAGTAACCTTGCTTGCATCTATCACTTTACCGGTCATTGCGAGAGTAGTGTCGCTCACATCTCCCGTAATAGTTACTACAAGATACCCTTCATCATTAAACGAAAGAAGGTACTTGTCACTCGTAAGATTGCCAACTCTAAGCCCTTCAAGAAGTATCCCCTTCTTGGTAGATACAGCCTGCTTATCCTTTATGGTAAGAGTTTCACTATAAGCCGCAGTATGGCTTTCCGGATTAAGAACATTAACCAATACCACAGGCGCGGTTCTTGCAACCTTAAAAAAAGCATCCATTACCTGGCAGAGGCTGTAATTTTCGTAATCATCTGAATACCCCAATGCATCTTTTGCTTCATCAAATGTCCTGCACAAAAAAGGCTTGTTTACAGCTTCTTTAGGTGCATTAGTCAAGTTGACCGGAGCAGTTCCAAATACAATTGCCACTCCTCCAAGGTTTTCAACCGGAAGGGGCAGCTTTGTGCTTACTTCTCTCGTGCCAACGCCATGTTTGTACTCCATATTAATCCTCCTTTTTTATTTCAGCTTTCACTCTTGCATATATTGTATTAGCAGAGCTTCCGGCTTTATTTAATTCTTTTACCTTTTCAACCATTCCACCCACAGGCACAAAAAGACTTGAAAGAATAGGCAGTGCCTCAATCTTTTCAATTACTGCTTCCGGCAGGACTCCACCTTCAAATACTGTAGAACCTGCTGCTACATTGGGAATGTCCGGACCTAAATAGATCACATTTTCTTTTGCCGCATCCTTTTTTGCTTCCTGCTTTTCTGTATTCTCATTCGCAGGAACACTAGGAATTGTACTTTCATCTTTTTTACTCAACTTAATTCATCCTCCCTTCTTATTGATGGAATATAAAAGTCCATCTCACAGGTTCCCCAATAATATGGATATGTTTCAGTGTCCATCAGCCCCCACTTAAAATCTCCTGCAAAAGAAGTCTTTTTAAGTGCAGGCTTCTTTGAGAACCTGTCCTGTATTTCATAAATAATATTCATTACTTCTTTGTGCCCCTGATTTGCATTGTCTGAATTGAACAAGCCTATTATCAGTGTTACATCCACTATGTTAAAGCTGTCCCCCCTTACCTTTTGTTCGCCGTCATTTAAGTGGACTATAATATATGGTATAGGCTCAGTCTCTTCATCACTTTGAGGCAACGGGGTATTTTGCGCAAAAATATTTATTCCTACGCTTTTACCTATTGGATTATTAAATCTTAAGCCAGCAAACATACTCTTAAGTTCTTCTATAAGCTCTTCCTGTAATATCAATGGGTTCATAATTTCAAGTACCTCGCTATTTCCTTGGCAACCTCATATGCTAATAATTCCTCGGTTTTTGGCGATACCTTAGCCATCACTCCTTTTTCATACCCTACCATTGCAGGAGTTGAAATAGAATAAAGATTTTTTATCGCCTCTTTCTTTTTATTCTTTTTCATCATCTTGCCGGGTATTCTCTGCGCAATTGCGATATGGGTGCTTTTATACTTCACTACGAATGCTTTGTACTTGTCTCTGGGTGCATTCGGTTTAAGCATAAGCGCCACAGGGGGATTAGCCCTAAGTACGTTTGCTTTATGACCATCAGGCGGTCTATTGCTTGGGTTGTATCTTCTTGATGTCACATTAAAGTCATATAAGTCATTGGCATGTCCGCTTGATATTATATGTGCTACGGGCTTGCTTACTTTTGCTCCTTTCATAGTAAGCCCTTTTTTTACATGCCCCATCCTTTTAATGTGGTATCTGTTTCCCACTTCTTCCGGGAGCCAGTTTTTTACCTGCCTTGCCGTACTGTTAACAGCGGTTTTTAATATGCTGTTCAGCTTACTTTTAGGGATATCCAATCCCCTTAATGCATGTTTTAATTCCTCTGTATCAACTTCTATATAAATCATGCCTTGTTCATCTCCAAATTAATACTGTATATTCCGCATTCATTCACAGCATCACATATTACATACGGTTTACCATCAAACATCAGTGTGCGCCCAATGGCAGGCAAAACTCCAAAGTCTTCAGCCCTGACATATATCAGGATGTCTTTTATCCCTACCTTATCTACATAAAACTTTGACCTGTATTTATACTTTACCCTGCGAGCCATAAGTTCGTTATTATCCACTATGCACAGCATTTCTTTCCCATCTATAATATGTTCTTCCGAAAATTCAAGCTCATTCATGAATACATTTTTGGTGTCTGCTGCTATTTGTTCCTTAAATGTCATGTCCGTTTCCTTAATCCCAGACAGCTGTCCCTGCAGCTGTCCAAGCTTCTATCATTTCAGCATCGTCAACAGGCAGTTCTTCTTGCGGCCCATACATTCTGCCGTTGTAAAGGATATATGTTATAGCCCTAAGAACTTTAACTTTTTTCTTTTCTCCATCCTCTTTTGGCTTCACTTCTTCAACTGTTTCAGCTTCAACAGTTTCTTTTTCTTCTGTTTCAACAGTTTCTTTTTCTTCTGTTTCAACAGTTTCTTTTTCTCCTGTTTCAACAGTTTCTTTTATATCATCTGCTTCTACAGGAACAGGCCCTACTGCCTGTTCCTTAAGGTTCTTTCTTCCAACTGTTGCCATATGCCCTCCTTATCCTAAAAGCTTTATAAGGATGTCCGCCGCTTTTACAGGAGATGTTTCAGCGGCATAGCCAGCCGGTGTGCTGCTTCCTGCGGTGGCAGTAATCCCGTCTTCTGCAAAGTATACAGGTGTTCCCATTTTAATTTCTGTCTGGTCTTTCTTTTTGATGCTATAAACACCAACCATGTGAACCGTTCCCTTTTCCTTTGGATTAATTGAATATGCCGCAATTCCTATTCTGGTTTTGAAATCTATAATCTCTCCTGCTTCAATGATCTTTGTGCCTTCATTTACATAATCAAGGGTTTCTCCCCTCTGCCAATATTCTGCTTTCATTCCCTACCTCCTTTATGCTTCAAGCGGATTGTTGATAACCACGCCCGGATTCTTAATCGCACCTCTAAAGTCCATAACACTGATACCCCAGTCAAGATAAATATCCCAAATGAAGCCAAGTGTACCCGGAACCTCTGACCTTCTGATGGTTGGGACTTCCTGTCCGTTAAGATAATCAACCTGAATAAAGTCAGTATCATCATTTGCGCCAAACAGAAACCAAGGCATGGCCTTGCCGAATCCGCCTGCAATCATATTGATAGCAGGGTCTTCTATAATCTCAATCTGGTTAGCATATCTATACAGCGGGTTTGCAGCCTGAGTATTTCCTGTAGTGTTGATAGTCGGGCTGTTAAATAATGTATAAATTTCAAATGACATACCTACAGGTACAACAATCTTTGCAGGCCTTATTATAATTGCCTCGCCAAATTCATTTTTCTGTGCCTGTAATGCAAGTATCATCGCCTGCATTGATTCCTTGGTTATGCCTGTTCCCGTAGTAACGAGGTTGCCATGTGCCTTGCTGAACAGCACTGTACCATCATAAATGGCTGGGTTATTCACAAGGATTTCATAAACCTGTGTATTGATTGTCTTTCTTGCGGATGCCGCATACCTTGCTGGCATCTTTGTAATGAGGTCTATATCATCATTGATAAAAGCCTGTCTGGTAAGCGTGAACTGTCTGCCGTAAGTTTCAAGCTTTCTTGTAGGAAGTTTAACATCCTTATAAGAATCATGCTTAAGTTCTCCATTTTCAGGTACTCTCTTAAATTCCCCTACAGGGCCTGCAAGATAATTGTTGTTGGCAATCTTAAAATCCTTAAGTGTTCCCTTCTTTGTGATTCTGTCAAATGTAACCGCAACCTTCTTATGTCCCTCTACATATGCCTTATTGATTGCATTATCAAGCATTGATGGGAATGCCGAAGCAGGATTAAAAAACTGTCTCTGCGCGATATTAAAAAGTTCATCAGAAGACATTCTTGAAAGATTGCCGCTTTCTGAATCTTTCATACATTCAATAGCTAAATCCCTAAGAGACATATGCCTTAACTCGCTTGCTCCATCTGCAGGCTTTTCTAGTTCAATACCCGCTCTCATTAAGAGCGCATCTGCCGCGGCATCTCTGAACTTATCTCCTTCATCCTTGGTAACTGCTGCTCTTGTAGAAATTGGATTCCCATTCTTTTTAACTTCATCAAGAATAAAAGCCCTCACCTCATCAATGCTTTTTCCTTTTTCAATAAAGTTTTTTTCATTTTCCGCAGAAACACGGAACTCCCTGCAAAGTGTAGAAATATCTGTACATCTCTGTCTTTCTGCCTGCCTCTCCGCCTGCTTTTCGGCTTCGCTAATATGTGGCTGAGGCTTTGCCTTGAGTTCGTCAATCTGTCTCTGCAAATCGTCAAACTCTTTCTGCTCTTCCGCCGTAAGCTCTCTTGAAGCTGCCTTTGCACCGTCAATAAGAGCCTGCTGCCTTGCAATTAGTTCTGCTAATTTCATTACTTGTTACCTCCTGTTATAAAGTTGTTATTTATCTGAAGCTGTTTCTCATTGAAATAAGAAATGCCCACTTCCTTTTTACCTTTGGCCTCTGACATATCCCTGCCCACGCCTACGGTTGAATCAGCAGGGATACTAACTATAGATATCTCATAAGGCATCCACTGTGTCGCTATATCGCAAGGGCCTGTAAATCTTCCATCCTCAGATGTATTATTTGCCTTCACTTCCTCCCACTGCTTAACCTGATACCCTACAGATACACCCTTGAGACTTCCACCAGATACCTTATCTAGTATGGTCTGTGACTCTTCATCGGTGTCAAATTCAACCTCTGCCATACCTCTATTGTTCTCCACCCAAGCCTTTGTGACCTTGCCTATTACCTTATCCCTATTGTGGTTATAAAGAAGCACTCCAATCGAGTTAAGCCTTGTGAGGTCTACTGCCTCATCATCGTGAGACAAAACCTCCATCCCAAACCATCTTTCATAAGGCTCTTCTGACGAGAAGGAAAGCATGAATTTCCTCTCGTTCCCTTCTCCTTCCATCTGCCTTATTTCAGCTCCTAAGCATCCTCTTGTTAAATTCCCTGTTTTACTTTCCACTTTCTTCCTCCGTTTCCTCAGTTACTACAACATCACCATATAATACTGCTGACATATCCACGCCTTTTTCTTTTCCATATGCAATAACCTCAGCCATATCGTCTATCTGGTCTTGCCAGTCCCGTCCATTTTCTGCCGATATCTGCTTAAATGTTTTCTGCCCTGTCTTAATTGCTATCATATTAGCCTCAGACTCTTTTTTAGGGTCTATCCAAGGTTTTGGCTCCTGAATCCATTCGTGTGCAAGATACAAGTCTTTGTTGTCCCAAAAATCCTTTATATCTAGTTTTCCGCATAGAACTGCGGATATGACAAAGGTTTCATAAATCTCATCAAGAAGTTCACACAGAAGTTCTTTTTCCTCGCTATATGTAAGTTCATCCTCTATGATTCCCTGTCTTGCAGATGAATATGTCGCTTCTGCCATATCCCTGCTTATGGATTCATAGCTGATTCCCTGTCCTGACCCTATAAGCCTCTGCTGTAATTTGGTATAACTGGTTGCATCCGAACCCTGTCCCGCAGGATTAACTACCTGAATTTCATCCCCTGCATTTAGTTCTTTGATCATTCCAGGAGAAATTGTTTTTCCTTCATACTCGTTGGCAGCCTGTTTTACCATCCCCCGTCCAAACCCATCCCTTGGTGTGGCTTTTTTAATAAAAACCGAAAGGCAGGCCGCTATCCTTTCTTTCACCGATACCGCATGCATAAACTCGTTCACATCCCTTATTCTTGGAATGGTAAAGGTCATATCGCTCATTTCCCTAATCTGTGACGGCCTTTTTTTGCTGAAATAGAAAATCACGTCATCAGCCTTTATGTATATTGGCTTTTCTTCACCTAATCCGCTGATATCGTATTGTTTAATGTGGTATCCCACAGGGCGGTTGAATGCGTTATACTCTATGCCGCCTACAATCCGGTTGCCTTTTACATTTGGAGTTAACGCATCGTTACACAATTCATCAACTTCAATCATCTGTAGCTGGAATGGAATTGTGCCTTGGTCAGTATACCTCTTAACAAAAAGAATCCCCCCATCAACTTTTTTCCTTGCAACGGCCATTCTTATCATCTGATTCAGGCTTTGTGTTCCTGTCACATCACAGTTTCTCTTTTTGCCCCATTTATTCCAAAGTTTTTCAATCTCTTTATTCAACTCGCTGTCTCTTGTTTTTGCCTGCATTGAATATCCTGCGCCGACAACATTCCTCTTATACGCACTTATAACAGCATTCATTAAATCACTGTTTCTTTCGAGGTCTCTAGCCCTTGCCCTTATAATGTCCCTGTCATAAGTATCAGTCTGTTCAGCTGATCTGTTAGATGCCCGCCAATTATTATTGTTATAACCATAACCCCCGGCATCATAGTTCCTTAATTCATGAAGGCTCTGCCTCCAAGCTTCACGCTTTACCGCCCAGCCAGGGGAGATAAATCCTATAAAGTTATCTATTATCCCCATTTGTTACCTCCCTGAGAATACTGCCACACTGCAGTTATCAAGCAAGTGTGGACTATTACCGCTGTTTAGCTGTGCAGCTAAGTCATTTTTTATATTGTAGAGGTCTTTAAGATTAGCCCTTGTAAGTTCCCTTGAACCAATTTTGTATGACTGGCCGCCTGATGCCACAGCAATAATGGCACTATCAACATTCTTTAGCATTTCCTCCGCGCTAAGCCTTGGATTGGTTTCTCCTGCACTGGAATTTACATTATTTTCTATATTGTTTATTTCCATCATCCCTCCATTTGAGTATAAAAACAGCGCCCCAGCCAAACACTGAACCGCTTCATCTCCCAACTATTCAATTTCTATGGTATTATTTTAGCATATATGACCGTACACCTGCGTACACACTTTCAAAATTTCACAATACTATTTTAGCAGATACCACCGTACACCTGCGTACACACTTTTAAATAATCATATCCAGCTGTCATTCTGCTTTATCCATTGTTCTTCCTCCGGTTCTGCAGGTTTTCTTACTGTTTCAGTTTCTTTAGGTTCTTCCTCTTCTTCATTTTGCAGGTTTAGAGTCCTTACCCCCAGCATGTCTGCTGCCGCTAATGCGTATACTTCACAGTCTAAATAATGGTTGTCTGCATGTGTGTGCTTAGGCTGCCATACCAATTTATCCTTAACATTAACCTTATGTTCGCTTGTTACCTGAGCGGCATATTCCATATCACACCCATTATACACCATCCAGCTCCCTTTACCGTTTGGCCTCCTCATTCTGCCGGCTATCATATCCTTGTATTTATTGCCGTCAACAAGAATTAACTGCATTCCATCCACACGGCTCCCTGCCCTGTTTATCCGGCTTATCTTATACTGCCCCAGCTGGGCATGGCTTGAACCTTTTACAGGCAGAGTATAGTCCGGGTGGTTCACACAGAAATCATATACGTCATCCGTCTGGTCACCCGAATCCACAAGACAGAGGTTGACTAAAAAACCATCTCCCTTTTCATTCCTGTATACATTATTCATAATCTTATCCACTTCACCAAATGACAGAGCCTGTCCATGTGCTATGTTCTGGCTTGTTATGAAATCCCCCCAAGCCCTTATAGTCCAGTAAAGCGAACTTTCCTGGACGTCAACACCGGCAGTTATAAGCTTAGCCCATTCAGGCACAATAAACTCTTCAAGTTCGGTTTGCCTTTCCATCACAAGTTCAGCACTGGTCTTAAGCTTTGTATCTTCCCAAGGTTCTGCAAGCCACGAATTTACAAAATTTTGGAATTTTTCAGGGTCATCTTTAGACATCAAAAACTTTTTTGCAATAGCTGACCATCTTACAAACGGGCTGTATAATGTATTCATCCAAAAAGCTACACTCCTAACATACTTGGTGTTATGCCTTACAGTCCGCCATTCACCCTTTTTTATCATATAGTGCTTATCTTTATCACTAATGATACAGCCACACTCCTGGCATACATAGTGGGCAAGCTCTGCCCTGTCTGCATAACTCATTCCTTCATCATCAGGAAACTTTATATTCTGAAATTTAAACTCAATGTATTCATCACAATAAGGACAAGGCAC